GATTACCCGCTGGAAGCCAACGCCCGCCTGATTGCCGCAGCGCCTGAACTGCTGGAGGCGTTGAAATACATGGTCAACGTCTGCTCAGCGATTGACCCCCAAGGCGAAGAATCTTATGAGAGAGCCAACGCAGCCATAGCTAAAGCGGAGGTGAAGTGATGGGAGAGTACGCACGGTATTACACGCTAGAGCGTTTTGGTGTGGACATTGGTGATGACGACGATCGTTCACACAAGCCGAAAAAAGACTGGAAGTGGAGCTGCAAAATATGTGACAAGCGATTGGGCAGTGAGGTCGCCAATAGAGATCACATGCGTGATAAGCATGCAATCACCAAAGCCGAGGGCTCCGCATGAGAGGCCGCCGCACCCTGCGCGAGATCATGCTCGCCAATCAGAGGTCCGAGGCGTTGTACGCAGCGTTGGCGGGCGTGCCGGTGCGGGAGTTCGACCAGATGCCGCCAGAGCCGAAGCGCCGAGCACCAGCGAAGCCCAGCGCCAACGGCACCGAGTCCGATGTCATGACGGCAGTGTTCCAACTGCTGCGCGTGCATCCGCGCGTGGCGTGGTTCATGCGGCTTAATAGCGGCGCAGTGCAGGATGGGGACAGGTTCACGGTGTTCTATCGCCTGTACCTGCGCGGCAGGCCCGGGCGCACCAAGGGTGCCAGCGACTATCTCGGGCAACTGACTGACGGCGGGCTGTTTTTGATGGAGTGCAAACGCCCCGGCGTGCGGCGAGGCACCGACGAGCAGCATGATTTGCTGGATGCCTGCGTTGCCGCTGGAGGCGTCGGTGGGATTGTGCAGTCTGTCGAAGACGCGCAGCGGCTGCTGGGTGACGCATGACCCGCAAACGCTCCACCTACCGCCCCCGCGGCATCAACCCCACGGCGCACCTCGTCGCCATCACAGGCGCAGCCCTGCTCACCCGCGACGACCGCACAGTCTGGGCGCTGCAGATGTACGACGCCCTAGACGCAGTGGCCCGGGGCAAAGCCCAGCGCCAGCAGTGGGGCGTGATCTTCGACGCCGTCAACTTGGCCGAGGAACTGGTCCGCATGGGCCTGGCGGCAGACCCTGACGGCGTGATCCGCGAAGCGCAGGACGCCTGCGCCGAGATCATCCGCCGGCAGCAGGCGACGGGGACACGAGCGGTGCGCGCCGGGGAGCTGGCTGCGTTGCGGTGTCTGGAAGCGGCGATGATCGACATCTTGGCCGCCGTCACGCACAGCGAGCGGTTCCGCGCCGAGGAGCGGATCAGGGCTCGGACGCGGGAAGCGCAGGCCGGCAGGATTCCGGGCGCCGAGGTGATTGATCCGGCGGTTTTGGAGGGGAAATGACAACGAAACTCGACTTCTCGGCGCTCGCGCAGCGCCTGCTCATCAGCGCCGAAACCCTCGTACCCCAGTGGCTTCCTGGCGGCAAGCGCAGGGGCCACGAATGGGTCTGCGGCGACCTGGCAGGCGGCGAGGGTGACTCCTGCTCGGTCAACCTGATCAGCGGCAGGTGGGCCGACTTCGCCACATCGGACCGGGGCGGCGACCTGATCGGCCTGTACGCGGCGATCTACGAGGTCAGCATGGCTGAGGCCTACCGCGAACTCGACGACACGCCCGCAGCGCCAGCGCGGCCACCGCGCCCAGCGAAACCGCAGCGGCAGGTAATCACCCCGGTGCCGTCAGAGTCTGCCGACCACGACTGCGTGCACCCCATCTATGGCGCACCGTCGGCTGGCTGGACGTACTACGACGGCAACGGCGACGTTCTCGGCTACGTCGCCCGGTACGATCCCGTGGGCCAGCGTAAGCAGATCGTGCCCTGGACTTACACCAGTGACGGCTGGGGCATGGGCCAGTGGCCGGTGCCGAGGCCGCTGTACCGGCTGCAGGAACTGGAAGCCCGACCCGATGACCCGGTGCTCGTCGTGGAGGGCGAGAAAGCCGCAGACGCTGCCGCGGGGCTGACCGGCTCGCCATACGTCGCCTGCACCTGGCCCGGTGGCGCGCAGGCTCTCAGCAGAGCGAACTGGCAGGTTCTGCGGGGCCGGAAAATCCTGCTCTGGCCCGACGCTGACGCGGCCGGCATCGAGGCCATGCAGCGCCTGGCGACGATCCTGCAGCCGCTGGCGGCCGAGGTCAAGGTAATCGACCCTGCCGGCCAGCCCGAGGGGTGGGACTGCGCCGATTCCGGCTGGACCCGGTGGTCTGACGCGCGGGCTTGGATCGCGCCGCGCACGACGCTGTGGCTGCAGGCGCCAGCGCCTGAGCCCGCAGCGAAGCCCGAGCCCGAGCCGGCAGCGGACCCAACGCCGCCAGACAGTGACGAGATCGGCACGCTTGAGCCGTCAGACTGGTACAAGCGCTTCGCGTTTCTGCTCAGCAGCGCGGATTTCTTCGACCTGCACCGTCGGAAACTGGTCGAGCGCAAGTCATTCGATGCGGCGTATCGGCATCACAAGATGCACAGCATTCACGCCAACGCCAACGGCCTGCACAGCAGAGTCAGCGCCAGCACAAGTTATGACGAGAACAGAATCGCAATGGGTGCCCGCACGCTGGCCGGCATGATCTACGCGCCTGGGAACAGTCTGTTCGTCGGCCACGACGGCGAGGTCTACGGCAACACTTGGCGCGACGGCAGGCCGGCAGGGGCGCTTGGAGACGTCAGCCCGTGGTTGGAGCACTGCGAGCGCATGATTCCCGACGCCGAGGAGCGCCAGCACTGCCTAAACTGGATGGCGTTCAAAGTCCAGAACGCCGGCGTGAAAATCAATCACGGCGTTCTGCACGGAGGCCGACAGGGCAGCGGGAAAGATACCCTGTGGATGCCGTTCCTGCACGCCGTGGGCGGCCCGACGGGTCAGAACATCAAGACGGTCACGACGGATGAACTGCAGAGCGCATTCAATTACTACGTCCTCAGCGAAGTCCTCGTTCTGAACGAACTTCGAGAGCCGGCATTGGCCGACAGGCGAGCGCTGGAAAACAAACTGAAGCCCCTGCTTGCAGCGCCACCCGAGACATTCAGCGTCAACGAGAAAGGTCGCCACCCCTACCCTGCAGTCAATCGCCTGTCAGTGCTGGGATTCAGCAACGAGCGCGTATCCCTATCGTTATCGGCAGATGACCGCAGATGGATGGTGTTATGGTCAGAAGCCGGCATATTGCCCCAGCAAGAGGCTCGCGCCCTTTGGCAGTGGTATCAGGGCGGAGGACTGGACCGCGTGGCTTACTGGCTGCGGCAGCGGGATGTGAGCAATTTCGCGCCGGGGGATCGGCCGATGGTGACCGACGCAAAGAACGTCATGCTTGAAGGCGGCCTGTCGGCAGGTGAAGCTCTTCTGTCTGAGGCGATGCGCAACAGGGTCGGTGTTTTCCGGCCTGGGGCGATCATGGGGCCGTGGCAACCGGTGATCGACGAGCTGCAGCAGGGGATGCAGGATCACAAAATCAGCATCCAGAGTCTGTATGTCGCGGCTGGACACGCCGGATGGCTAGATCTGGGAAAGGTCAAAGCCAACGACCTGCCGCAGAAGAAGCATATCCTCTGCTCACCCGACACGCTGGAGCGCTATCAGAGCAACAGAAGCGAAATCCGCCGCATGCTCGAAACCCTGATGCCTGCGGCGAAGGTCTATCCGTTCAAGGCGGGCTAGCCCGCCTCGGGGTCACCAGCTCGGGTTTTCCGCTTCCTCGTCGGCGCTCTCTGGCGCCGGCTGGGGGTCTGGGCGCCATTCCAGCGCGACGGCTGCGGGAGCATGCCTCCAGCGTCCGTAAACGGCCAAGATAGCGGCATCTTCAGCCGCGTACCAATGCCGCAGCGCCGCCAGGTCGTAATGCGCGCCGAACGACAGATTCTCGGCAGCGCGCCACGCCGCGACGGGATCGGCGCCGGTGTCGGCGAAATAGCGTTCAGCGGCAGCGATGCCGCGTGCCAGCGCGTCAGGGCCGGGATTGCAGTAGGTCAGAACGAACACTTCGATGCTCCGAAAAAAGGCCCCCGGCAGCGATGGGCGCACGATCCGGGGGCGAAGCCGGCCACCAGGCCGACAGGAGGAGACAACGGTCCCGAGAGGGACCGCGCGATTATAGGTCCAGAATCACTGCCAGCAGCAAAGCTAGCAGGATGGCGAGGAGGGCTAAGATCACAGCGCCTTATCCCGGCATCTTGATTGATTCGTCAACGCTTTTCGGCCTATCAATGCCCCACCAGGTTTTGGCGTCTTCAAAGTACAAGGCGGCGATCAGTGCAGACTCGTTCATGGGCTTGTGCGCCACAAGATTGAGGCCGCGCGCGAAATGCCTAGCGATGTGGCTGTAAGTGTCAAGCTTCTTTGATGTTCTCGGCTTTTTGGCATTCAGTTCTTCGACAAGTTCAATGATCAGTTCTAGGTGATCTTTCGCAAACCGAGGGTCGATTAGTCCCTGTTGGGCGTGCATCTTGATCATGTTCAGTTGCATGGGTGCGGACATTTCGGTTCTCCAAGTTTCACATCAGCGCCGGCTCGGCATCGGCCGGCGGGATTACGCGGCCCACGGGGCGCGCGCAGGGCGGCTGGCTGGGGTAGTCCAGCAGCGCGGGCGGGAAAGGCCACAGCGGACCCCGTAGGGGCTCTGCGGGGGTGTCAGGGGCGGCGGGCTGCATCGAGGCCTGCCAGATAAGCATGCATGCGCCCGAGCAGCTCGCGCGCCGGGATGTGGCCGGTGCTCAGGGGCGACGACACGCCGCCGCCGTCGGTCACCATGCGATGCAGCGCGAAGCCGCCGTAGGCGCGCGACAGGTGGTAGCAACCGATCTGCGCGCGCTGTCGGCCGTCAGCGTCGGGGGCGTAAGGCTGCATCGGGGAGTTGGTCTCGCGGTTCAGGCGGTCAACCACGGCTTGCAGGTGGGCTACGGTAATGCGGTTCATCGTCTTCTCCAGTGTGTACCCCGAATCGGGGCGGATTCAGTGTCTTCGGTCTGGCTGACGCGGGGCTTACAGGCCGAGCGCCACCAGGGCGCCCAGGGCGAGGCCGAATGCGACTGCAAACAGGGCATCGCGCAGGGTCAGGGGGATATCGTCCATCGTCGTTTACTCCTATCGTTATCCGCGCAAACCGCGCGCCATAACCCCGGCTCGCGGGGCTATAACTCGGGGTCATTGCAGGCGCGTGAAAAACCCGCGCCCGTGATTCTTGCCGCCGCAAGAGCACTCGCAGGTGCCATTGGGCTTGCCGCCCATGCAGCGAGCATCGCACGCATGCAGCGATGCAAAGCGCTTGTACTCAATAGCGCGTTCTACTGGAACTGTTTTACCGTTTTCTCCGTAGCCGACCAAGCGGCTATATCCGTCAATCCAATTTGCCTTCGAGGTCACGCCGCCCAGTGCGATGAACTGATCTTTCGGTGCGCCCCATACGCGCAGCAGCTGATCGGCGCCATGGAAATATCGGGTCTTCGTCGTCATCGTCACTCTCCTTATTACCGGGCCCGTAGGCCCGGGGTTATTACATCAGCCGCAGATAATCCAGTCGCGCTGGCTCGTCACGCCCAGCTCGCGCGCCAGGGCTTCGATCTCGCGCTTATCGGCCTGCCGCATCGCGGTGCGGTGGGCCGCACTCAGGATCCGAGCAGCCATGTCGGGCATGCGCTGCAGGCATGCCAAGCGGGCCATCCTCGCGTCGCGCTGCTGAGTCTTCGTCATCGTCACTCTCCAGGTCTACCGCGCCGCCCATCGGCGCCACACACGCATCATCGGCGGCTATCCTGACGCGAAACTTACAAAATCGGCGGCAGGACGTCAGGATTAACCCTAACCCGAGCCCGCCAGCGTGTACCCCTCGGCGCTCTCCTATGGCGACCCCTGCATGCCTGTGAGCGTACCCCTGCGGCAGGCTGGCTTGCACCCTCTGAATACCACTAATACCACCCATAACTAGAGATAGGTTTGGAAAGTTCTCGGGGGTTGAGCTAAATAAAAGGGGAGGGGTATGAGGGGTATCGAGGGGTATTGAGGGGTATCGGCGAGGGGTAGGCCCCCGATCCCCCTAATACCACTGACCATTGCAAGTCGGCGCAAAACACCATTACATGGGTGCATACCACAAATACCCATGGGCATCCGATGTCAGCGCGTACTCGCCTACGACTGCGCTCAGCGCTGCGCTCACCCTGCCGGCCCGGTGCTGCGCTGCAGCATGACCAGCTTCGGTGCCGTGCGTGTGGATCGTCAGCGTGCTGATCGTGAGCCCAGGCGCCGTGCGTGTGCTGATCGTCAGTGTGCGGATGGTGCGGCCGAGGCCCCCGGGTAGGGCCCTGGCAAGGGTGTAAAGTGTGTGGAGCCCTTAGACAAATTTTTATTTTTCCCCAGAATCCGCTATCATCCCCCCCCATGTTCCGCGACCTCCCCATCCGCGCCAGAAAGCTAAAAGCCACGCCCGAAATACTCGAACGCATATACAATGCCGCCAGGTTGGGACTGCGCGGAGAATCGCTTGCGCTGGCTGCCGGAATGCTGCCGGCTGAGTTTGCCCGCCTAAAGATAATGGACCCCATTGCGGATATTGCCGAGATGAAAGGCCGCGCCGACAGCGAGCTGGAAATGTCCCGGGTGGTATTTGATGCCGCGCAGGCTGGGGATAGTAAGGCGGCGCTGGAGTTTCTGAAGCACCGGCATTCGTGGGTGGCGACTCAGCGCGTGGAGGTTGAGGGCTCGGCGCAGATATCGATTACTGTGGCCTTGGAAGAAGCCCAGAAGCGCGTGGAGCGTATTGCTGCGGAGGATGCGGTTATTGTGGAACGAATAGGAGCTGCCGTTCCGGTGGTATTTACTGCCGGTGAACGGACTGCAGCAGTAACGGCAGCCCCGCCCCCGCTGGCGCGGGAGCCGCTGGGGGAGGCGGTATGAGCCGCCAGCGATAACACCGATAAACCGCAGTAAATTCGCTATAAATGCAGACGATCCGATATTCGCCCGCCGACGAGCAGGTCCTGATGACCCGCATGTGGTCGCCTGCGCTGCGGGACGACCCAGAGGCGTGGGTGATGTTTGTGTTTCCCTGGGGGCAGGCGGGCACGCCGCTGGCGCAGAAGCGTGGGCCTCGGAAGTGGCAGCGTGAGGTGCTACGGCAGATCCGGGATCACGTAAAGGTGAACGGCACGCGCGACCTGTACGAGGTGATGCGTTTGGCGGTAGCGTCGGGGCGCGGTATCGGGAAGTCGGCGCTGGTGAGCTGGCTGGTGCTGTGGATGCTCAGCACGCGGATCGGCAGCAGCGTGATCGTCAGCGCGAACAGCGAAGCGCAGCTTCGCAGCGTGACCTGGGCCGAGATCACAAAGTGGATTGCGATGCTGATGAACACGCACTGGTGGGAGATCAGTGCGACGCGGATCGTGCCGGCGAAATGGCTGACAGAGTTGGTGGAGCGCGATCTGAAGAAAGGCACGCGGTACTGGGGCGCGGAGGGAAAGCTCTGGAGTGAGGAAAACCCGGACGCGTACGCTGGGGCTCACAACGACGACGGCATGATGGTTGTGTTTGACGAAGCCAGCGGCATCCCGGATTCGATCTGGAGCGTGGCTGCCGGTTTTTTCACCGAGAACACGCCGCACCGGTTCTGGATGGCGTTCTCGAACCCGCGCCGAAACACGGGATATTTCTTCGAGTGCTTTCACGCCAAGCGTGATTTCTGGCGCAGTCTGCAGGTAGACGCCCGGACTGTGGAAGACACGGATAAAGGCGTGTACGAGGGGATCATCGCGGAGTACGGCGAGGACTCGCGCGAGGCGAAGATCGAGGTGTACGGCGAGTTCCCGGACGTCGGGGACGACCAGTTCATTGCGCCGAGGCTGGTGGAGGAGGCGCAGAAACGGCCGGCGTATAAGGACCCGTCGATGCCGATTGTGCTGGGCGTGGACCCGGCCCGCAGCGGCGTGGACTCCACCGTGATTGTGGCGCGCCAAGGGCGCGACCTGCTGGCAATTCGGCGGTATCGGGGCGACGACACGATGACCGTGGTGGGGCACGTGATCGAAGCGATTGAGGATTTCCAGCCGGCACTGACGGTAATCGACGAGGGCGGGCTGGGGTACGGGATTTTGGACCGCCTGACGGAGCAGCGGTATAAGGTCAGGGGCGTGAATTTTGGCTGGAAGGCCAAGAACGGCGTGATGTGGGGTAACAAGCGGGCCGAGCTGTGGGGCGCGGTGCGCGACTGGCTGAAGACGGCTTCGCTGCCTGCGGACGCGACGCTGAAGAAAGACCTGACGGGGCCGAAGACGAAGCCGGACAGCAGCGGGACAATCTATCTGGAGTCGAAGAAGGACATGAAGGCCCGTGGCCTGGCTAGTCCGGACGCCGCTGACGCGCTGGCGTGCACGTTTGCGTTCCCGCTGTTCAGTAGGGAGTACAATCCCAGGCCAGAGCGCCGCACCGCCACGGGCGGCTGGTCACAGATGGCTACGGGTTGGATGGCGCACTGAGGGCACGATGGCAAAGAAATCGGTATCCCTGAGCGTAGGTCGCGGCGAAAAGCTGCCCACCGAGCGCGGCGCGGGCCTGACGGCCAAAGGGCGCGAGCGGTATAACCGCGAAACGGGGTCGAATCTGAAGGCGCCGGCACCGAACCCGAAGACTGAGGCCGACGCCGCGCGGAAAAAGTCGTTCTGTGCGCGTATGAGTTCTGTGGCCGCTAAAGCCGAGAACAACGAGCGCGCCAAGGCTGCTCTGAAACGCTGGAAGTGCTGATCATGCCGCAAAAACCCGGCCTTTACGCCAACATCCACGCCAAACGCGAGCGCATCGCTGCCGGCAGCGGTGAAAAAATGCGCAAACCGGGCTCTCCGGGCGCACCAACGGCCAAAGCGTTCCGCGAATCGGCGAAGACGGTTAAACCGAAGGGAAAGTGACTATGCCGCTGGTGAAATCCGCGTCTTCCGCTGCGTTTCGCAAAAACGTCAAGACGGAAATGGCGCACGGCAAGCCGCAGAAACAGGCTGTGGCCATTGCGTACAGCGTCAAGCGTGAGGCGGACAAAAAGCCGCCGGCAAAGGGCAAGAAATGACTCCTGCGGGTGACGCCAACGGCGTTTACGAGGCGGCTACGGTCGCCA